CAATGTCTTTGCTATCTAATTTAGACCAGTGTTTATCACTCTTCCAATCCCAGAAATTCTTTTCATCAATCTTTGCTTGTGCTTTTTCAATGTCAGGTGGAACATAGTTCTCTAAGTTTGTTGGACTCCATGCTTCCTTACTTGCATTTGGGAATTCTTTTTCATCTTTGAAATAGTTTGTTTGTGGTAGCATTTTAGCAAGTGCATATTTTCTACCTCTAACATCACCAATATTGCTAAGTAATCCCTGCAATATTTCCCATTCTTGTCTTGCTTTTGGATTTACCCAAGTCTTACCATCCGATAAAGTAAATTCTTCCTTCAATGCATCAAAGAACTTTTGTTCATCTTCTGTTAACTTGTATTTAGGTAGCTTATCCATTTAATTACCTCGTATAGCCTTCTTTTAATGCTTGTTCTACAGCCTTATTGTACTTCAGACCATCTTTAGTCATAAGTTCATCAACTCTAGCATTGAATGTTTTTGCTTGTGATTTGTTGAGTGCATTCTGAATACCTTGGTTCTTGAATTTAAATTTAACTTCAGTGTTCCAATCACCAAGTTGGTTTGCTTTACCCTGTAAATCGTAGAATTGTTTTTGAGATATATTACCTGCATCATATTCTCTATTTGCAATTGTAATGAAATTATCTCTATCATTTCTACTATCCCATTTGTTAGGTAATTGACTTAACAATCCAAGATAATTTGTTTCTTGTTCTTTAGATTTTGCGGCAGTTTCTTTACCTTGTTCAATAATTTGTTCTGCATTTGGCAGTGTTTGCTTAATCTGGTTTTCAATTAGACTAATTGCATCAGCATTTCCAGTGTTCAAGGCATTTACATAATTGCTCATAAGACTATTAACATGTCCCGCATCCACATTTCGTGCTTTGATATTTTCCAATGCCATCTTATCAGCGAATTGTTTGTTTGCAATATCCTCAGCAACACGATTTTCCATAAATTTCATGGCTGCATCACCACGCTTGTCAAAATTAGCATTTGCAGCTAATTGCTGATTAAGTTCACTTTCCATTTGCTTTAGTCCTAATTCACTTGTCTTAGGATTCATAGCATACAACAACGAACCAACTGAAGGTCCTTCAATCTGCATCTTTGGTTTCAAAGCATCCATTGCGAAACGCCACTTAAAAGAATTCGTTAGTTCTGGTGCTACTTCGTCTTTCCATCTGTATTTAAATTCTTCAGACATTTGACCTCCTAGAAATTATACTTACTTCTATTCAAGTTCTGCAATGCTCTACGATATGCATTTAGTTTCTCTTCATTCCTAACTTCTGCCATAGCAGTATCTATTGCTTTATTCAATGCATTATCCTCAGTTGTATAAGGCGTATACTGATATGTTTCTGCATTGTTTACAGGTTCAGTAGTATTGCTAGTGGTTTCTGTTGTAGTAGTGGCAGCAGGCGTTGTTTCTGTGCCAGCACTGGCATCATCTTTATTCAAGTATGCTTTCAATGCTTCATAATAGTCATTTTGTGCTTTATCCATTTTCTCAGCACGCTTTTTGGCATCAAGATATGACATTAGGCCAGCTGCACCATTCCATAATGTTCCAATAGTCTGCCAACCAGCATTACCCTGTGGAACTACTAATGCTTGAGGCGCTCTATACGAAAATGTAGGATTTAAACTCATTATCATTCCTCCTATTAGCCGAATGGATTTAAGAGTGCCTGTAAACCACTCTTTCTATTCAATTCGTTTTGTGCCATTTGTGTATTTAGGTCAGCCAATCCCTGTGTAAGGGCATTGTTGCTATTAATTCGTGTAGTAGTGATATTGCCCATAGCATTTGCATAGTTGCCAGTGTCTTGTCCTAGCATACTAGCAATATTACCAAGTCTACTTGTATTTGTGTTATATTCTTGTAAGGCATTTGCACGGTCTTGCTGCATTCTATCATATGCTTTATCCCATTCCTCACTAGCCATCGCTTGTGATTTGGCATTTAACTGATTTAGATAATCAGAACTAAACATATTGCCAGCATTTGCATTTGACCTTGTTATATTTCCCATAGCAGATTTAACACGCTGTTCATATGCAGGACTAAAGAAATCCTTTGCATCTTTATTATAGCTGAAATCAGCAGCATTCATATACTTATCTAATGCAGACTGATAACTAGCAGGTGCACTTCCATACAAACTAGACATTAGGTTCTGGTATTCATCTACCATACCTTCATTTTTGCCATAAGCATCTTCTAATGCTTGCTTATTCTGCTTTATCTGCTGATTAGCAGCATCAGTTTTACTAGAATTTCCAAAACCTAATTCCTCTAACCAACTAGCCATATATTACCTCTCTATTTCAATAGAATTACAGCAATCCCATCTAATGGAGACGTTATTGCTTCTTGTTTCAACTTTATAAGACCACTTTTAATTTCGTTTGCACCAATATATAGAACCGCAGTAACTGGTTTTGTAGTTTCAACTGGTAGCATATAAGTTTCACCACTCTTTACAATCATTGTTGCAAATGAAAACTTATTACCTAGTTTAACTAAGTCCCATCCATTTTTCTCAGTATCACACCATTCACCCTGAACTACAGTTAATAGGTCTTTCAATGTAGAACCAAGATTAATTTCAGCATTCTGTAAATCTGTATTCAACATCTTATAACCTATATCCTAATGATACTGTTGCAATACTAGCATTCTGTAGCATTATGTCAATAGGACTAGAAACACTAAACTTAATTACACAATTTCTAACTAATCCTAATCCATTCCATAATACTCTCTTGCGATATTCACCTGTATTTGGTAGATTTCTAACAAGTGTATTTCCATAAGTATAACCACCATCTCTACTGATTTCCAACATACACTGTGGCTGTTCATCACGAACAAGTGAATTACCAAAATTACCTTCAATGCTCAAAGCATTCAAAATAAATTCTCTTTCGCTTTCCATTATGATAGGTGTCTGTCTAGCACGAACAAATGATACTTTGTGTGTAGCATCAGTGTCTTCATACCAATAATCATTTCTAGCCTCAAACAATGAAGCATTCTTATTTGTTGCAAATGAACCATAAAGTAGTTTACCTTCCCTATTGAATATTGGATAGACATAATGAGTGCTTTCCAATTTCATATCAACTGTGTTTACACTACTTCTTTCATGCCAGTCACCACTAATAATATCAAATGCAAAACATCTGATTCTATCATTCTTATCCTTGAAATGTAAGCAATAATAGGAATGATTACCATAACTATAACCATATCCAAACACTTGATTTAATACACTTCCAAATAGAAGTTCATCTAACCAGGTTGGACTAATCTTATCTATCTGTGTTCCATTTATTACATAAACACCTAGACCACTTCTATTACCACTCCCAAGGAAACCTTGTATGTTATTGAATACACCAACTGAACGAGCATTCTTCAATCCAAGAGAACTATTTGCTGTATAGTTTGTTCTCTGCCATGTCATTCCTTCAGCATCACTTCTAGTCCAAAATTCAATAGAACTAGAACCATAGACAGTCAATACATCACCAACCGCCCTTAACATTACAATCTTATCTGAACTAGATTCAGCATTCTTATACTGTAATGAACCATACATGTCATAGAAGATATTTCCTTCCCAGACACTCTTATCAGAATAACTTGGCGTTGTATCGTCAATGTAGATAACATTTCCATCATTGTCTTTATCTAGCAATTCTATTGTATCACTTGATAAGACATAAGGTTGTGAATAGTAAGCATATCCAGTGTTCTTATCATTTACAATTATACTACCTGCTAGACAACTTACACTACCTGGAACAATCGTATCACCTGTAATTCCAAGTGGCATTTCCACCAACTTCAATTCACCAGTGTAAAGGTTGTAAGCATGTAATGTATTTCCATTACAAATTAACAAAAATGGTCTTTCACCACCTGATTCAACAAATGACCAGCCATAGTCTTTATCCATAGCACTTTCTAGCAATAGATGAACACCACCACTTGGTCTTACCTCATATACTTTATCACCAAAACACCAGAATGAACTTGGAATACGATTTTCAGCATCCAAACCAACTGAAGCATAGAAGGAACCAGTGCAGTTAACAACTGATTCCTCAATTCCACGATAGAATTTCTTGCCATATAGTGAGCGTAAGTATTTGATTTCACCATTAGTTTCTGTGACAAAATTAGTTGAGATTGCTGAGCCTTGAATATTTGGAGATGGTGCTTTAACTTGACCTCCAACAAATACATCAAGAACATTTGTCTGAACTACATTCATCCAAAATTTCCTCCGAGCAGGTCATAATAAGTATCAAGATATGAACCACCAATTAGGTCATTGTAAGTCATTGGATTATTCTGACCATTTGCAGTCTGAACTAATCGTTTGTATTCATTGAAATCTTCTTCAAATACAGGAGCATCTGGCATTTTAAAGCGTTTCGCTAATTTTGCCTTTAATCCTTCCTCTATTAAGTTTATTGTCATATCACTCAAACATAGTTCATCATCAAAACCATATTCAGGTAGTTTCTTGTTGTAAATTACCAACAAATCACATGCTGTTCCACCATCAGTCATTATAACACCTTTCATGCATCTATGGTCTGGGTCATATTCCTGGCTATATGTCATAAGACATGGTAAACTTACTCTATTCTTAGCATAGATTGTTGGTTTATCGCATTTAATTAACTTAAGGTATCTATTACCAACTTTTCTGCCTACAGATTTTATGAAGTCTGGAACTAACTCTTCCTGAATATTATAACTAGAATCTGGCCCGATGGTAATGATACCTGTACTTCCACAATGAGTGAATTTCTCCACTCTCATTTCTGATATAAAATCTTCCAAATTTAACTCTGTAATTAAGGAGTTCAATTCGTGTAATGCTGCATTGGTGTAGTATCCATCAGGTGACTCACCCTCGCCCTCTATACCAATAGCTTTTAGAACTGATATTACAAGTCCATTAACTGTTATAATCATTTGGGTACCTCTTTACATATTTATTACTTTTTGAATGGCAATATATCATAAAGTTTATCTAGAGATACTGCAATTCTAGCAAGTAATTCCTTTATATCCCTTAAATCCTGTTCAGTGTCATTTTTTAGCACGCTAGTCTTCGGGGTCTGGGATGTAGTAGTTGTTTTCTTCGTATTCTGTTTTTCCTTTGACATATTCTTTATCTCCTATGGCAAATGTTAGTGCTAGACTATCACTATTGTCAGGTGAATGTCCTAACACCATCTTAATTTCATCTTTACTAACCAATTTCAACTTACCACTATTGTTAAATTCAAACAAAGTCACATTTAGTTCTTTTTCAATTTCATCAGTCAATTTCATACCTTGTCTTAACTTATTGACTAAGTCAAAATACATTTCTGCTCTAATGTTTGCATACTGTTCATCATTTGGTTTACTAGCAAAGTTTATCAAATCTACACTTTCATATTCTTCACATAGATTTTCATATAGTGACTGACCATAAGCCATATCTATGCAAATTCCATGAACCCTCCAGCCAGGATGAGCATGTAGCATTTTCTTGATTTCTAGTCTGCAATCTTGACCACTAAGTATAGAATATGATTTCTGTATCCAGCTATTACCAATTCTATAAGTTATTACACTCTTGTCTTTACCAAAACCACTGCCATCTATTCCAATGTTCACGAAGCCATCAGTAGGCATAGGGTCAGATCCTTTATGATAGTAAACACCAGCCAATACAGAATTTTCTGCTTGTTCAGATAGTAATTCACCTTCTAGTTCCTGTCTAATTAGTGCTTCATTTGTAAAACCACCAAGCATCATTTCATATTCAACTTTACTAATAAACTTATTGTCAGTTGATTTAGCCTTGATATACTCAATCTTAGATGGTTCATTTTCAATCTTATTCTTTACAAATAAATTTAACCACGAACCAGCTTTAGGTGTTGTCAAGAAAAAATATTGAGGGTCTTTTTTAGTTCCTCTACAACAA